CGCCCTCATAGGGATTTACCCCATAAGCTGACCACCAACAACCCTTCATCCCCTCTGCCTGATTACCATAAATTAATTTATGATGCAACAAAAGTTCAAAAGGTTCGACTATAAAAGTTCTCTGTTTCTTCAAACCCACATAATCTGTGCGGAACAAAAATTCTCGTTCTTTTCCACACGCCATCCACAACGGAATGGTTTCCAAAATATCTTTCTCAAAAAAGTCAAATACTACACCGTGGACAACTAATTGCCACTTTTTCTTATAACCATTATATCTCCAAACATAACCAGCAGCTTTGGTTAGATCCAATGAATCCAATGCCTCTTGAAATGACATTGATTTCTGCATTAGTCCTGTTGAGAATTTACGACTTACTATGCTGAGTGCATGTTCGTACTTTGAACAGAGAAGGTATCTACGACACACTTCCTTGTCCATCTTACGAACTGATACATCCAGGGTTTCAACCGTATTTTTCGCAACTACTAAATCATCTGCTTTCATTGAAAACCAATCAAAATCTGCAAAATAAGATTTAAATCGAGTTACAGGCGCCTCTACATTCACTACTTGACTTGTAGGAGGTACCGGTAATCTGCCCAAATAAGTGAAATGGTCATATGAATTATGACCTGGTTTCATTTCTTTAAGAACATTGGCTAACATCTCTCTTCTATCGAGTCTCCGTTTGGGCATGTCAATGTTCATTACGTTTTTAAAGGATAAATTAAAAAGGCACCATTAGGGGTTGCTGACCTCTTTCTAACACCTTTTTCCATATCCAAAAAGTGAAGAGCAACCAGCTGTCCACTTTTATCCAAAATTAAAGACCCACAAGATCCTCCCTCAGTGTTACAGTCATGTTTAATGACATTCTCACCTCGTTCCGTCCTGTAGGTCGCACTCGCAAAACTAAGGGGTTCTCCCTCCTTAATTGGGTCGTGCGTCACAAATAAAGCACCCCTAGGATCATCCAAGTGTGATACAGCCGCTGTTTTCACAGGTTGCATCTTCACTGCACTTGGTATCTTAGGATTAGGTAAATAATACCCATCAAAAATATGATCACATACTTTCCACCCTTGTGATGGTATAGGATACATCATATCACCTACCCGATAGGTTGAACATGCTCTCACATTATGTGTGTTAGACATAAAGCAAGGTATACTCACTCCACCTG